CAAAACCAAAAACACGAGCTGAGTTTAAGACATACTGTCTGCGTAGACTTGGTTTTCCTGTCATCGACATTAACGTAGATGATGACCAAGTAGAGGATCGTATTGATGATGCTCTTTCATTTTATTACGACTATCACTATGACGGTACTGAAAAAATTTATATGAAACATAGAATAACGGCTGATGATATTAATCGCCGTTGGATTTATTGTCCAGATGCAGTCATTTCTGTAACTAAAGTTTTTCCTTTTGATGATTCTAATTCATCAATCAATATGTTTGACTTGCGTTATCAATTACGTTTACACGATTTATATGACTTCACATCTGTAAGTTATGTGTCATATGAAATCACTATGCAACATATTGCAACATTAAATATGTTGTTCTCTGGTCAACCACAATTTAGATTCAATCGACACCAAAATAAATTGTTCTTAGACATTGATTGGACTAAAGACCGTGACCCTGGTGAATATGTTATTATGGAATGTTATCGTAAATTATCACCAGACACAATCACATTGACTGGTACATTTTCTGCTAATACAACTTCAAACACAGTTACAGGTACAAGTTCAATTCTTGACCAAGAAGTTTTAGAAAATGATATGATTACAATCAATGGTGAAGAAAAACAAATAAGACACATCAACTCACCGACTGAGTTTGTATTGGCAAGTCCAGTTACAGCTAATGTTACTGGTGCAACTATAACAAAAGCAGGAATAACTGATGTTTGGGATGATAGATTTTTAAAGAAATATGCAACTGCAAAAATTAAATATCAATGGGGTTCTAATCTAAGTAAATTTGCGGGTATTCAAATGCCAGGTGGAGTCACGTTAGATGGTCCACGAATCATGCAAGAAGCTCAAATAGAACTTGATAAGATTGAAGAAGAACTGTATACTATGGGTAGTTTACCTAGTGAGATTTTTGTAGGATAAAAATGGCAACTAATGTCTATTTTAATCCGTTTCCGAAGAACATAACTTCCGAGCAGCTGCTCGTTGAAGATTTAGTTATTGAGGCGATGCAAATCTATGGCATGGAAGTATTCTATTTGCCTAGAAGTAGTCGTGACCAAGTAGATTTTCTATACGGAGAAGATACATTAAAACAATATACTGAAGCATATACAATTGAAATGTATCTTGAAGATGTTACTGGAATGGAAGGTGATGGTGACTTCATCTCTAAATTTGGATTAGAGATTAAAGATGAAGTTACATTATTAATATCTCGCAGAAGATTTGCGGCAACAGTACCACAAAAAAGACCACACGAAGGCGATTTAGTTTATGTGCCTTTAGTACAAAACTTTTTTGAGATTACTTTTGTAGAACATGAAAACAATCAAGCGATGTATTATACATTGGGTCGTGGCCGTGGCGCTAACGTCTATGTGTACGCATTAAAGATGAAACAGTTTGTATTCTCTAATGAAATTGTTGATACTGGTGTTAGAGAAGTTGACGAACAAATTAGAGATGCATATCCAAGAACTCGTATAACCTTGTTGTCTGGTTCAGGTAATTTTGTTGAAGATGAAATAGTTTATCAAGGTGCCAATCTTGCATATGCAACTGCACAAGCTATTGTACACAATACGACTGCAAACTCTTTCATAGATATCATTAGAGTATCTGGTTCATTCTTATCTGGTAATGTACACGGCAACACAAGTTCTGCAAACTGGATTATCAATACTGTTTCCGATACTGCATTGATGAATACCGCATTTGAAGATGTTGTCGATAATGCTAGAATACAATCTGAATCTGATGGAATTTTAGATTTCACAGAACATAATCCATTTGGTGAACCATAATGTTAGGTAATGCACATTTTTATAATAGAACAATACGAAAAGTTGTTGTAGCTTTTGGTACGATGTTTAACGACATTCAATTACGAAGATACAATAAAGATGGCACACATGCATATGAGACATTTAAAGTACCTCTTTCTTATGGTTCAAAAGAAAAATATCTAACAAGAATTACATCTGATCCTGATTTAACTAAATCAATTGCAACAACTGTTCCTAGAATGTCATTTGAATTGACAGGAATGAGTTACGATACAAGTAGAAAATTGCCAACAACAATAAGAAACTTTTCTGCTAATAATTCTACAACATCTTTACAAACACAATATCTACCCGTACCATATGATTTTGAATTTTCATTCTCAGTCTATGTTAGAAATACAGAAGATGGTACACAGATATTAGAACAAATTTTACCATTTTTCACACCAGATTTTAACGTAACAGTTAACTTTATTCCTGGTATGGATCAAAAATATGATATGCCAGTCAAACTCAATTCTGTAAGTACAACTACAGATTATGAAGGTGACTTTATGAGTACAAGATTAATCATGTGGGATTTAACATTTACAGCAAAAGGTTATATTTGGCCACCAATACAGAATGGTAAAATCATTCGTCAAACTACAGAAAATGTTTTCATTAATGTTAGTGGTTTGGATGGACAAAAAGTAACTTTCTGGACTGCAAATGGTAATGGTGTATTTACGACTGGTGAAACAATCAGAGTTGCCGCAAGAGATGTTGTGGGTGAAGTTGTTTACTTTAGTAATACTTCAACAGGTGTATTCATTGCCGATAAACTAAATAAACTTCTAGAAGTTGGTGATGCAGTTACTGGTGACTATTCAAATGCAACGTATGTTATTAGAACAACAGAATACAATGCAATTAAAGATATGACAGTTGTTACAGTACCAAAACCATTAACAGCTCAGATTGATGATGAGTTTGGATTCTCAGAAACAATAACAAATTACCCTAATGCATAATGAATAAGTTGAATCAAACATTGTCAGAAGTTTTAGATGTTGAACCAATCGGATCTAAACCAATGACTCAACTAATTGCCGTCAACAACATCGATGATGACGCTGAATTTGCTCGTCAAAATATTAGAGAGTTAATTCAAAAAGGAAATGATGCGGTTGAAGGTATTTTGCATGTCGCAAAAGAATCTGAACATCCAAGAGCCTATGAAGTTGCAGCCAATCTAATCAAAAATCTTTCTGATTTAAATAAAGACTTGATGGAAATTCAGAAGCGCAAAAAAGATTTAGTGCCACAAGAACATAAAAATTCTGGTAACATTAATGTAGATAAAGCCGTATTTGTTGGTTCTACTACAGAGTTAGTCAAGTTTTTAAAGAACAATAAATAGGATTAGTATGGAAGAATTAATTGAACAATTAAAAGTTATTTTAGGTACAAACTTCGCTTTGTATTTGAAGTCACACAACTATCATTGGAACATTGAGGGTAATAATTTTCCTCAGTATCATGCATTTTTAGATACTTTTTATAATGAAGTATTTCTACAGAACGATCCAATTGCAGAACATATAAGATATTTGGATGCATATGCACCAGGATCATTTACTAGATTTTTAGAGTTGTCTGTTGTGGATGAAGCAACAACTGTACCTGATGCATTGACTATGATGATTAATTTAAAGAATGATAATGAAAGATATATCGTTCAACTTCGTGCTGGTATTGTTGTTGCTGAAGGTGCAGGTGAACCAGCTGTATCAAACTTCTTACAAGACTTGTTGGGCGCTCATCAGAAGAAAGCGTGGATGCTACGTAGCATTGTAAAGTAAATGTCTGATATTGGTTATCTTGGTAATTCGAATTTGAAAAAACCTGGTGTAGAGATTTCCTACACCGAGGAACAAGTTGCTGAAATTATAAAATGTACTCAGGATCCTGTCTACTTCATTAAGACGTATGTTAAGATTGTTAACGTAGACAGAGGTTTAATGCCCTTTGAAATGTGGCCATTCCAAGAAGATATGGTTAAAACATTTCACGAAAATCGTTTCTGTATTGCAAAGATGCCTCGTCAAGTTGGTAAAACAACTACGACTGTGGGTTATATGTTGTGGTCGGTATTGTTTCAAGATGACTATAGTATTGCTATTCTTGCAAACAAAGGTGCTCTTGCTCGTGACATTTTAGGTCGTGTTCAATATGCATATGAGTATTTACCAGTATGGTTGCAACAAGGTATTATTGTTTGGAACAAAGGTAACATTGAGTTAGAGAATAAGTCTAAGATAGCCGCATATGCAACATCAGCAGCTGGTGTTCGTGGAGGATCTTATAACTTAATCTTCTTAGATGAATTTGCTTTCGTTCCTAAGAATTTAGCAGATGAGTTCTTTACATCTACATACCCTGTTATTTCATCTGGTAAAACTACCAAAGTTATTATTGTTTCAACACCATTTGGTTTGAATCACTTCTATAAGATGTGGGTAGATGCTGCAGAAGGGCGTTCAACATATAAAACACTTGAGGTTCATTGGTCACAAGTGCCAGGTCGTGATGCGGCTTGGAAAGAAGAAACAATTCGTAACACTTCTGAAGAACAATTCAGACAAGAATTTGAAACCGAGTTTATCGGTTCATCGGCAACTCTTATTTCTGGTTCTAAATTACGTTCATTGGCGTTTTTTAATCCACTATACTCAGAAGAAGGTTTTGATATATATGAGCACCCACAACAAGGACACATGTATATTGCCAATGTAGATTGTGCAGAGGGCGTTCAACAAGACTATTCTACAATTAATGTAGTAGATGTTACACAAACACCTTATAGACAAGTAGCTAAATACAGAAATAACAAATTACCATTATTGTTTTTCCCAACTGTAATATATTCAATTGCAAAAAGATATAATGAGGCCTACGCATTAATTGAAACAAACAACATTGGGCAGCAAGTTGTAGATATTCTCCACTATGATTTAGAGTATGAGAATATCTACAAGTTGGAACATCATCACATC